AAAGCTGTAACCCCAAACGTGATTTCCTTCCAGAGTAGCAGAAGAAACTTCGCCAACCTTCTCAGTCAGCTTTGCAACGAAAGCTTCATACTGAGCAGCGGCATCTTCACGAACAACATTAATGAACCGTGCTTCTGATTCGTTACACTGCTTACGAATGTTAGGCTCATTACGTGATAAAGAAGTTTTAGTGTAAGTAGCAATTGAACCGTAAAGAGTGTGCTTCGCATTCATTGAAACGTAGGTCTTACGGTCATAAACATTTTTGGCACGGGGAGCAGCAACATTCAAATCCCAATCAGCAGCTTCCAGTTCAGCAAGTACCGTATCAATAAGTTCAACGGCATTTTTGGTAGCACGTTCAACTGCTTCTTCTTTAAGGTGACTTACTGCTTTTTCAACTATGTTCATTTCGCGTGTCTCGTTGTTTGATTTCATACTATAAGTATACACCATACAGAAATTATTTGTCAATTATCGATGTGATGTATTTCACACTTTAAGAAATTAGATTTTCCGCATTCTGTAGACTTCCTTGACCGTTTTTCCTGATTGCGGGGAATACGCAGTTGATACTTTGTGCTTGGAAAACGTATCGATAAACAACCCACCCTGAACGGCAACATAGTGACCAGTAATGTAGACCACATAAATTTCTGGGTCATTCTGATCAAGCCCGTGCATGAATTCCTTGAGCCTCAACTTCGGTTCATATTTGTGGTGGTAGGTAGTGAAAGATTTCCAACCAAAAGTTCTGAATGCTTCTTTCAGTTGTCTTGGCATCACGCTACAGACTCCCCGTGTATCGGGTCTTCCTTTTGCGCGATTGATTGCCGTGCGTATTTTGTCGAAGCTTTCCCCTGTCACTGCTGCCAGTACATAAGGCCCACAATACCATTTGCCTTTTGGTCTCGCAGGGGGATTCATTAATTTATTCATATCGTGTCCTATGCTCTGAGTGCTACCTTCGCACTCTTGGTAATTCCAAAATTCTTCCCGCACTTACGAAGTCGTTTCTTGGCTTTGTTGGTGGGGTAGTCGATCACCGTGTATCGGGAATCAAGATTTACTTTTCTGATTCTCATTCCTGAACTGTCTGGATAGATGACCCCAATATATTTGTGACCAACACTAACTACCAATCCAGTTCTATAACCTTCATCTTCGTGAAGCCTTATTACTGAGTCTTTCATATTCGTGTCTCGTATAATTTAACTTACCCCATCATTTTAACACAGCTAATTTTATTTGTCAAGCACTCATTTTCCGCAAACCCCCGACACAGCTATGTATAAGGCCCAAAAAAAGATTGAAATTAATTTGATAAATCGCTTGACAAAGAATTGTAGTGTGCTATTATTATAGTGTAAGTTGATTCCTGTGAGATTGAAACGGGAATGGTCAGAATCCTCACTCTTCGGAGTCATCGACTGACTGGACTTACCAACCTTGATAGGCAGGGTTGGCATCTAACAGGAAGTTGGATGGTCTCACAAGAATCAACTCACCACGGATGAACGAATCGCTTAAAAGCCAACAGGAACGGACAAGGGTAACGGGAGTCACCCAGATTAAGACATCCCACCAAATTTGTTTTAATGTACGAGAAGTGTTAGCAAGGTTCGATTCCTTGCCATTGTCAAGAATATTCACCATTACGGGTTTACCGTGGAAGGGCAATGAGAGAGAATTCTGGCGCGGCTACTTCTATTTTTTTTGAAAGTTCTTAGGTACTGCTAGTACATCCCGTTTCGATCACGGGTGAGACCTTAAGACTCTCAGTTAATCGGCAACAGTCGAAGACGTTTGACACGAAGGTTGGAATCCTTCTGCTGAGAACTTTCAAAAAACTTTATGTCTTTGATGAACGGTTTTTGTCCTTGACTACTTTGGGGGGTTGAATATTGCCCTTGGAGCATGATACCTGAACGGATACGTTCTTGGGAATAGTTCCCGGCAGTGCTAGACCAATAGTGGTAGGTTCGAACCCGAAGACCGTTCTTCAAAGACTTAAAGCGGAGCTAGGGCATCAGGAATGGCTTAAGACTGAACTGATGTACGTGACTGTTCTGGGTTGACAGGTGTTTTTGAGAAATCAAAAGACCGCAGATGGGATTGCAGATTATCGTATAATCACTTTCCTAGACCCCACGAATTTTGGAAGTTATGAATGACTGGAAATTCCACTGTCTGTAAAACAGTAGGGTGCTTGACACTACTAGGTTCGAATCCTAGAACTTCCACCAAATTTTAGGGGGCAGTAACTTGGATGCAATGACAGATGAAGATGTGCGGGAGTACATCAAAAAGAATTCAACTACCGACACCAAAACAGGATGTTGGAACTGGAATTTCTCTTGTGATAAAAGTGGGTATGCTCGATGTCACTTACGCAGATATCCGAAAGTAAAGAATTATGCGTTGAAGGTTTCACGGGTTTGCTACCTAGTTTTTTATGGAGAGATACCCGAAGACCTTTTGGTTCTCCACCACTGCGATAATCGCAAATGCGTGAACCCCCAACATTTACATACGGGAACCCATCAGGACAACATGGATGAAATGGCAGCACGGGGAAGAACCCGTTACAGTCGAGAATTTGGAAACCGTCACGCAGCACGACCAGTTTTAGCTGCGGGAATATTATATGAATCCTGTGTAGATGCAGGGAAGGCACTTGGCATAACAGACAGCGGAGTGAAGAAACGAATTAAATTAGGTTGGACAGGATACGAAGCATATTAATTTTTACTAGGAGGTAATCCAGATGGACAAAGCAAAGAAAAAAGCAGGTAGACCAGATTCCCTTTCTCGCAAATGGAAAAAGTCTGCTAAACGAAACACAAACAAAAAACGCCGACAGGAAAAATTCTGATGAAACAAAATAGATTTGAAAAATCGTATCAAGCGTATGTGACAACAATGGTCAAGAAAGAACGGTGTACCGAAGTGATGAACTTCAAAGACTGGATGACAGCATATTTTCCGAAAGTCTGTCAAACCTGTATGGTTCGAACTGTTCAGACTTGCGCCAACACTTATTCCAAATGTGCGGTCTCGCCATGAGCAGATACGCAGAAGCAGTTTCAAAACAAATTGAAGAATTCGAAACCCCACCGAACTGTACGAGAATGAGTCCTACAGAATTGGTGGAGTATCACACTAAAATGGAAACCATAGGCTACAAAATAAATGTCTACGGAGTGAAACGGTGTCAGCTTTTCAGAACCTATTGCGAAGCAGCCCGATCAGAAATTATAAGACGGTATCAAATATGAATGTTGAGATATCTGAATTCGGGGAATACCGAGAAGTTGAGAACATCATAGAAATAAAGGTGACACCAACATTCTACGGAAACGGGGAATACAATTACACGCACGTTGCGCTAATCCACGATAAAAGTTTAAAGCACGAACCTGTCCTACTTAGGAACAGCGAAGACAGCGTTTCAATCCGATCATGAAAATCGGGGATAAAGTCACTGCCCGTAATCACGGAACCACAGAATACGTTGTTGAAAAACTGATGTTCCCGAATGGACAACCCCGTGCAATTGTTCGTCCCACAATCTACCCACACAATCCCGTTCCCGCCCGACTAAACATCAGGGTCAGTGAACTTAAAATGAAAATCTAATATATCTTTTTTGCGCGAATTTTTTGGAGACTCTTTTTTGAGTCTTTTTTTATGGATGTAGGAAATCTGGCGTAGATGAAATGTGATTTCATTTAACAACATTTGATACTAAGGTCAAACTTTGATAAAGCGAAAACGAGACCTGAAATATATATCAGAATATTGAAATATATATAAGCCTCAAGAAACATCAGAAAATATACCCAAAATATTTGACCTTAGTATCACTCGAAAAAATATCACAAATATCTTTCTAAAGAAAATCCTCAGAGCAATTCAAAAATCCCACCCAATATCCGAGAGACTTAAGGCGAAATCCCGAAGAAAAAAGTTTGAAAATAATTTTCGATTCACCGAATAAAAAAAATTATTATTTTATAAGAAAAATTATCGTGATTGTGTAGGAGCACCCTATACATGCCTTGCGTTGTCGCACCCTTAGCCCCCCTTCTTTGATCTTAGTATCACACCGCGCCCTGTCCTGCATATCAGATGTCTCTGGGCAGCCCCAGACCCACCCTGGAAGTATAGTACACTTTGACAAATAATACTGTGTCGTGCGTCACATAAATACTATTGACAAATAATAACTAATATGGTATACTTCCGTGGGTGGGGTCAGGGGCTAACTGCGTTATTGATATGCTACTTCACTTACAGGCTCTACAATGAATTGTGATGTAATCATGGGACTTGGTTGCACCCCGAAGCTTGCCCATGTCCACCGTTGCATGGTTAGTCCGTACACTACCCCCGCAAATGCATCAGATAAATCCTTAGTGTTATAAGCGTTGTGGTCTATCTTGCCCTTGGATGTGCGTTCTAGGTGTACCAGTTCATTGCGTACATGGGCATCTTCAGGAGCAGTAATCCTAGCGTCATTCAATGCACTCTTCAATATGTCATATGGCAGTGGTGTCTTGTCCATTGACTGTAAGCCTGTCATGTAACCGCGCCCCCTTAGTATCTGTAAGCTATCGACTGACTGATATGAATCGAATGTAACCCAACGTATCAGTACGCCCAACTCTGTCAGCTTATATAAGATCGTGCGTATCTTGCTAAAGTTTATCTCATCGTTCATGGGTGGGGTCACACGTAAGAATCCATCAATGCGGATGTGGGGCATCATCCCACCTACCTTGCTATCCTCATCACCTTCAATGTGTACAAACTTATCCACATACCCAATGCAGAACCCCGCAGCATCAGACGTTAAGCCCAGATCGATGTGACAGAATCGGGGTCTGTGTGGCTCTGTAATAGCGTTCTTGACTAAGCCCACCTGTGTTACCACAAAATCACAGTCTCCACGGGTGAATATACTTTTGACCTTAGTATCAAAGTTATCATTAAGGGCTTCCACATTAGGCAGATAGGGAGCCTTAGCAACCGTACTCACCCCTGCTATCTCTCTCAATGCGTTGTAGATGTCGTTGATGAATCGCTTTTTGTATTCTTGGGGTATCCGCTTCACCTGAGCAGGGTAATCTCTCTTCACGCTCTTCACATCTGCCTGTTCAATGATGTAAGGCTTGCGAGTATCGGAGCCGATGAACACATGGAACCACTTGCCTGTGAATACTTCAGCAGGTTTCATATCCCATATCACTTCATCCCGATAATAAATGCCTAGGTCTTTCTTGGCTTCAGCACATTTGCGGTCTGTGAACTGACCGGGATAATTCTTTGATGAGCCTAAGCATAATATTCCCGGCACTACTCCCTGTCTCATGAATCTGGACTCTCTCCTACTGGCTATACTGTTATAAAGTTCTATTGCCTGATTGAATTGCCCACCGTCCACCAACTTACGGCTGCTATCAACTACCTCCATGAAATTTATTTCATCAACAAATCCCCCGTAAACATTTTGACCGATGGTTGCACTGGTCTCCCCCGATGTAGGAAAGACGCTTATGTTTTTCGGGAAGACTAATCTGGAATCTAAATCTTTTCTGAAAGGAAAGTGTGTGTTGAAATATTCGCTGTTCTCAATCATGTTTCTGAAACGTGCGTAATCCACATCCCGCGCAACTCTGGCATTAATACTTTGGAAAACAAAATAAATCTCTGAAGCTCGGTCTTGATTCAGCAGCAGATGTGGACTCCTAAAACAAGAAAGTAAATATAGTTGATATGCTGTTGTATATAATGCCCTTGTTGTCTTTGCTGTACCTATTCCTCCTGTTAATACGCATTCGTAGTAAGTCTGCCCCAACCTGTCACCGTTAGGATTATTTATTTCTATTATTGACTCTAATACAGCAGGCCAAACTTCATCCCCCGTTCCCAAAAACTTTTTATCGAATATGAATTCTTCTATGGATACTGGATATCTGCCCAACAATAGAAGTGAGGGTAATCGAACAATGTTCTCACCTTCAAGATACCATTCTATTGACTGTCTTATATCTCTACTGAATGGGTCTTTCTTGCCCACCAAAGATCGGTGCATCTTGGTAAGCTTTTTTGCGGAATGCATATTAAGGTGCGAATAGTTCTAGCGCGAATTCGTCCATTGCAGCATGTGCTTTATCCTTGTCTGTTTCTGGGACTATATTTATTACATCATCCATTACACTTGCATTGCCCCGAATGTGTGCGAACACCCCGCAGTAATCTAGGAATCTGATTTTATTCATCTCGGTATCTGAGGCAACTTTCAGAGCAGCAATTTGCTCTTTGGCACTGTACGCCTTATCGGTAGCCATTCCCATAGACATGTTTCTGACTTCCATAAAGAACGCTACTGTCTCCCCCAAAAACTCGTTTAGGTCTATGTTGGTAAAGCTGCGTTTGTGTAAGTCCTTAATTTGGTCTTTGATTTTGCAGATCATGCGGGTACTGACTTCAAGCTTTTCTGCTATCCGTTCATTAGTCCATCCGCGCATATGGAATCGATGCACTAACACAATTCGACTGTCTTTTTGGTCATCACTCAATCCATTGTATCTGCCTTCCCCGCCAATAGGTGTAACATCAAATAATTCATCATCAGTCATGTTCACGAATTTGCCGATATTGCCCAACCTATCCGTATCAAGCCCAGAAGTATTTTTGGCAAGATTTAGATGTTTTGTGACTTTGACATTGGTGGGGTCAACCGCAGAAAGTTCTGCTAACTCTGATTCTGGAATATCGTTTTTCAGTTTTCCAATTTTGAGTTTAGTTTTGAACTTTTTAGCTACCAGTTTTGGGCCTTTTTTCTTTGGTTTATGTTCAAGTAATACAGACATAAAAAAACACCAATCATAACTAGAATTGGTGCAAATCATAAAACTCTTGAATAGTTCAGTCAAGAACTATTAAATGGGTAAAATCAGGTAGGTGAGAATTTGATACTAAGGTCAAATATTATTGGATTTCTTTCACGACCTCTTTTAATTCTGTTACGCTAAATCCTTCGGCAATCTTATCTGCAAGGTCAGCAGTATCATGGGAGCAAAAGAACTTTCCATACAATCTAATCACATATGGCT